AGAAATGAGAATTTGTATCAAGGTGGGGATGATTATGCGGATGATGATTTTTGGGGTAATGCTCAAGAAAATATAACTAATGGTTCTGAATTTATATCATCATTTGAACAACAGAGTAGTGATGGAACTCAAGACTCTCAAGGTGTGATTGGTTACGCTGGGTATCATGCTTATTTCTTTGATTATCAACTTGGATCTGGACATGCCGAACAATCACTTTTAAGATTACAACACAATCTCGAAACTGCTTCAATACAAACATCAGACCAATTTAATGAATGTAATAAATTTTTTATGCAAAATCAAATTGATAGTTTAGGCTATCAAGCAGATGAATTAAATGATGGACAAATTCCAGCCGCTTCAAATCACGCTTCATACATTTTTCCTCGTAAATGCACGGCTGTAGGTAATCAACCAAGTGATTCAAATAATTCACTTCCTTATAAAGATACTTGGTTTCCAAATGTTGCAAAATGGATTATTGATAAAGACTTTTCATTTGATTGGGAACAAGAAGTTCAATGTTATTCATTTGGAAGATGTTTAGAATTTTTAGGAACTAATTTTAAAGAAGGTGATTTTGATTGGAATGATAGTGGTGGTGATGATGTACTTAATAAGGATTTTGAATGGGATAATCATACAAATATGAATGTTGGTGCTGGTGGTGGTATAACCCAAAATCAATACAGAGGTTTAAATCAAGTTATTAAAATTTATAATCCATATGCGCAAGATGAAATTAGTGAAATAACCCCATTTACCATAATGGAAGTTAAATTCAAAATGAAATCTTTAGATTTATATTCTGATGAAAATCCTGGATTACAAGGTGTAATGTATGATGAGAATAATCCACCACAGGTTGAAATTGCAATTGTAGATGGAGATAGTGCTACAATGAATCCATTAAGAACAAGGAATAGAGTTGAGGGGGCTAGAGATTTACCATATGCATATCAACATGGATATTGGCCACATGGTGATTTTAATTCCACAAGATATAATGATGATTTAAATTCACCAAATACACTTGATAGAAAATACTCTAACTTTGGCTCAATGGGTAGATTTCAAAACACTAAACCTAATAAATGGGAAACATTTTCTTATAAATTCACATTAGGTGAAGTTTTCCGTTATAGTAGTGGAAATTTTAGACCAATGTGGTTAATTGTTCAAGCAGCTGGTGAATTTTATGGAAGAGTTTTATTAGATGATTTTGAAGTTCGTGAATCATATGATTTCATACCTGATGTTGATGTTAGAAAAAAAATATCCATTGGTGTATATGGTAAAGGTGATTTAACAAAATATTATGATAAAGATTTACAACCTGAAGAATATAAAGATACACAAGGACCATTGGAAGCTCAATTTTATTTTTATCCACAACATTCAAGTGATGAAATTTTTAATGTAAAAAGAACTCCAATTTATCAAGATTTTAAAAAAGGTAAGTTTTATATCTATGATGTAGATTGGGGAGATGGTTCACCAAAAGAATTTACAAGAACACCTGAACTAATAGATGAAAACACAGCGTTATATCATACATTTGAATCAAGTGGTGTATTTGAAATTACAGGAACGATGCTAAGAATGAAAGTAAATACATCTGCAGAAGAAGTTGGTATTGCAAAAAATAAAAAATTTAGATTAAGAATAAATGTTAATTCAGGTGCAGATGAAGATTTTCAATACTTTGGTGGAGATGGTTTTTCATTCATACCATATAAAAACACATTACCAATTGTAGGTGGTTACTCGGAACAAAGTATTTATTATAAAGCTATAGAAAGACAACTTGGATTTATAAGTGATGATATAAAAACAGATATTTTCTTTAAATATAGAGGTGATAAACTAAAAACAGAGATAGCATTAAACACACTTGATTCATCTTTTCAAGAAGATTTAAACTTATTAAATGAATATAAAATACCTAGAGGAACTGATGGTGTTGAACTTATAACAAATGGTAATTTTTCTACTGGAGATTTAACTAATTGGGAAACAGTTGGTGATGTGACATTCAATAATGGTGGGATACGAATAGTTTCAAATGATAATGGTGACCTTGCATATGCGAGACAACGAATATTAACAATTGGTAAAGAATATATATTTACATACGATGTAATAGATAATTTTTCTACTGATACTGGAGATAATAATTTACATCTTGAATTATCAAGTGGAGATGTAGATATGCCCAATACTTATCCAGGTCAGGCAGCTACAACAAGAAACTCAATAATTTTTACAGCTGATAACGAAAACTTTATAATAAAAAGAGGAGGTAAGAACATAGATGTTACCCTTGATAATATTTCAGTTTCTTTATCATCCAATCCTGCAGGAATTATTTACAATGGAATAAAATCATATCCAAGTGAATTGGGAAAATCAATTGGTGATACGGATCTTACGAATATAAAATTTTATAATAAAGCGATGGATATTGTTGAATTGTTAGGTTTTGAATGTAATGAATTTAGTGAAGTGAACACTATAAAATTAACCAATCCTCACAATGGTGCTAATTATCGTCATCATGGTTTGGCTGAGATAGATGTTTTACCATCAGATGTGGGAATAACTCTTCCTGAAGGTACTGAAAATCCTGCAACTGTGACACTGATATATGATGATTATAGTAGTGAAACTGATAACAATCATATGAGAGTTGGTTATAGATTTCGAGTTAACAATGAAGATGATATTCAATATGTTGATGCTGGTAATTCAAATCTTAGAGTTCCAACACCTTATTTAAAAGCTGGAAAAACATATACATTCTCTACTCATATATACATACCCGATGGTTTTGAATCACAAGGTAGTGGCAATCAAATACAACTTGGTGTTATTCAAACTCCTGCTGATAATGATTGGGCAGCTAACGAAAATTTTTTAGAAAATAATTTTTGTTGCACTGAGGAAAAATTTGAAGAAGGTTTATGTATGTATAATGGGGAAGAAAGAGTGAATAACGACCAAATCTCATTTGGTGCATCTAAAGCGTTTTCGTATTATACAGGTTGTTATTATAATAACTATGGAGAGATGGATAGTTCGGGAGAAACTCCAAAAGGGATGACTTATACCGTATTAGATACTGCTCCAGTAGATGAAAATAATCAATGGTATAGAATGTCAGCAACATTCACACCATTAAATCCTGATGAATATGGTGACTATTTATCGTTTAGAATTATACCATATGATTTGGGAAGGCCATTAATTACAGATGATATATATTATGTTGTTGGAGCTCAACTTGAAGAAGGTGATACAATGAGCCCATACACAACTCAAGATATAGATTTTGGAGATTGTTTAAGATATGATTCAAACATACCTGATAATCCAAGATATTGGAAAAACATCATTCCTGAAGATTACTCTATTTATAATAGAGAAGGTATTAATACAAATCCAGGTTGGGAGGGTACGAAACCAATTGATATATTTGTGGAACAAGAGTGGTTGGATTTAGATGATGATGGTGAACCTGATTATTATTATCCTGTTTTACCAAACTATGGTTTAGATGGAAAATTTATTGAAGGTAATTTAACAAATAATAAAATACCATTTCCATTAGAGGGAAAAATAACTAAAGAAGATGAATCAAATGAAAACTTATTAATTAATGTTACAAGTCAAAAAATTGAGGGTAATGTATTTAATGATAATAGTGGAAACCAAAACTTAGGGTTTAGTTTTTCTGATTATAAACCTAACTTTGACAATAAAAGTTTTAAGCCAAAGAAAAGAAAAAATACAGATTTAATGAAAACTTCAACTAACAATGGGGCATTTTAATGGCTATTAAAAAAATAATAGATAACCAACCTAAATATGGTGATTCAAGTCAGTATAATTTTAGTGATGATGAAACTAACTTTGCTTATCAAAATTCTATCAGTTTACCAAAAAACAATGATAAGTTTCAAAGCAAAGACTTGTATACAAAAGCTGTGGGTAGTGATTTAAATGCAGCTATAATTGAAAGAAATCTAAAATCTGAAGAAGGCACAAGTTATATTCGTATTGAGAAATTGTACATTAGCGAAAATGCTTCTAAAAAGTCTGGTAACAATAGATGTGAAGCATGGTTGTTTTCACAAGAGGATTATCCTGATACCAGTTTTGATTCAGCTGGATATTCTACTATAAGGGATGCACTTAAAAATTCTACAAGATTTTACAGAGATGATATTAATCAAAAAGATGGTGGTAAGGATTGGGGGCAAGCAGCAGGATTAGATGGTCAAAATATAATTCAAGATTTAAATTCTGACTCTATAGAAATTGAAGATTTTGCAAATAATCACACAGACTATAATCCAAAAGGTAGTTTTCCATTAAGAGATACATCCATACACACAACGATAATTGACGAAAATATATATAATCCAATTTATTTTGTAATTAGGCTTAGAGGTGATGAAACTGAAGGTCATGGAACAGATGTAAGAAAAAGGATATATCAAGTATATAAAATAAATAATTTAGATTTATTTGATTATGATAATAATGGTAATCCAATACCAAAAATTACTTACTTTGATGATACTAATTTAATTTCAAGAGTTAATGTCGTAGAAGGTGATGGTGGTGGTGCTGGAGATGAAAAACCAAAATGGAAAGTTTTTCAAGGTGACTTTCATGTATCAATAAATACATTAGGAAGTCAAAAAAATGATTGGGAAGGTGAACCTGATGATACAGATGGTGATGATGAAAAATTATATGAACAATATTTTGCATCTGTAGAACCACCTATGTTTTTTGATAAAAATTTTAAAAATCCAATTAATATATTAAATATATCACCTGATAGACAATTAGGTGGCAACGCGATTAGTGAACCACCCGGTCCTAGTCAACAAACCTATGGATTTCCTGATTTTTTTCCAACAACCACTATTTCTGTGTTATCTCCTGATGGAAATTTACAACCTTATGATTTACAAAGTTATTATGATGGAGATGAACAATTACTTATTAGACAACAAACTTCAGCTCCAACTACAATAGGTCTTACCTATGATTTAGTAAATCCTAATACTTCATTCACAATTGTAAGTAACTTTTTTTATTTTGTAATTGATTGGGATGATAAAGATGATAAAATAAAAACTTTAGAAGATTGGATGAATGTCCGCCCAACTACTTTATCAGAGTTACTAGAATTACAACAAGAAAATTTATATGAACTTATGATAAATGGTAGTGAAGTTGTAAATAAAACCTGGACACTTTATGGTGAAGGATATGAGGGAGACGCTATACCAAATCCATATGAATTATTTCCTGATGAATTAGGATTTGAACAAGGTGATGATTTTGGTGGATTGAGACATAGTAGTTATCAAGATAATATTGAATGGGGTACTTATGAAACTGCTAATAAAGCATGTCAATTATTAGGACACACTGGATATGAATGGTACAGTCAAGATGAAGGTGGTCCTGGTGGTACAACAACCTCTGACCCTACACCAAACCTTGTTTATTGGGATGGGGAACAATGGTTAAAAGAACCTAATGAGTATCAAACTGGTTATTACGAAAGATTAGATTGTGTGGATTTAACTTATGCAGGATTTGAAGAAAAAATACCAACTCATACATATAACACGCCAGGAATAAAAACTATAAAATCAATCGTATTTTCTTACCAATATAATCAAAATAATGGACAGTATATGCAAGGTAGATGGAAGTTAGTAACTTCGAGATTTTATTTGGATATACCGATTAATCAATATCCAGACTTTGGTGAGGTTGGTGGTGCAGATTATACAACAATCCCTTGGCCTTATACAACTGCTGTAATTGGTGGAACAGATGAAGCTTCAAAATATAAACAAAGTATTCAAAATACATTAAGTAGTGGTAAGATTGGTGATGTGGATATTATTGATGAAAAGTTTTTAGTTAATGATTTAGAAAATGATGAATTAGGAAAATCAATAAATAAAATGGATTTAGAACAAACAAGGTATTTTAATAAATCATATGATATAAATACATTGTTAAATATAGATGTAGGCGGTCAAGTAATTTATGATAATCAATATTTACAAAATGATTATTTAGACACATTATTAAACCCTATTTATTTTCAAGAATTTGATTTAGATGGAGATGGTGTTTTAACGGACGATGATATAACAGCTTGGGATTCGGAATATGCAAGACCTGACATAGCTCTTTACATGACAACTATAGGAGTAGAACCAACTTTAGAAGAAATTGAACAAGCATTTGATGAGGCTGGTGATCCAGGTTCAGCAGAAATACTTGGACAATTTCAATTATACACTAATAATCAAGGTGACTCATATGTTGTAGGTAGATATTGGTCGGGTGAACTTGGTCAATGTACTGGTGAGTCCAGTGGGTGGACAGGATTAACTGGTGGAAATGACACCATAACAGAAATGGGATTTGAATCTCCATTTACATCCAACCCACCATCTGAAGTTTGTAGTTGGTTTTTTGCAGAACAATGTCCTGAATTTGATAGTTGTTATGCTAGTAGACGGGAGGGTTGTGATACAGGAAATTGTGGTTTAGGTTCATGTTGGGCTGGTTTTGATTGTTTTTCTGAAAGACCAGGATTTGATGAATTTGCTGAACAATATATAGAAGAAAATACAATACCTGTGCCAGATTCATTTCCACCAACAGGTGAAACATTTCCTGTTATCACTGAAGATAATAATTATTTCGATGACCCTTCTTGGGATGCTGGTACTTTTCAATTCATTCTTTGGGGCACAGGTGATGGTGCAACAAAATCAAATATAGTTCCAGGATGGGATTTAATTGCTGGTGGTCCTATTCCATCAAACAATCAAATGGTTTTAAATCATAACGAAGATTCAATAGAATTACATAATACTACATCTGATAATTTATACATAAAATCAAAAGGTAACCAGCGAGTCTTTAAAGGAATACCCTATCAAGTTGGTATTCAAATATCAGGAGAAGGATTAGCTCTTTCTGGTGAGTACATACCTGGTATATTTGAAACTGCTGGTGGATTGAATGGAGTTCAATTACAAGATGGTATTAATGAATTTGAATGGACTCCAACTTGGGATGATGATGATGAATCAAAACCAGTAGTTATAAGGAGAGGTCCTTGGAGTGGTAGTACGCAAAACTTTAAGGTAAAAGTAATATTTATTATATCACCTATGTATCCTGAACCTAATTTTGAACAATACAATAATGATGTATATTTTGATTCAGCTGAACAAATATTTAATCCATATACTGATTCTTATTGGGATGGTGATGTGAATAAATTTCCGATGGAAAGTTCAGTCGGACAGATATTTATAAGTGATAATCAGGACTTGGAGTTAAAAACTAATTGTAAATTAGAATTAAATACAGGCGAATTAACTGGTAAATCAATTTATGATTCAAGTGGTAATTCAAATAAAGGATTATTAATAGGTGATTATAAAATTAAAAAGAATAGAAAAGGTGAACCGATGAGAAGAGATTCATTCATAAAAGTTCCTAAGAAAACAAATAATCGTAATGGAGCATTATAATGCCAGAATTTGAATTTGAATTTAATCAACAAGATACAGATTTAGTAGTTAGTCAAGACATTGGAACACTTTCAACTGATGATTACATTCGTTTAACCATTTATCCTACTGAAGCGATTGATAATGTTGTTGATTTGCCTGATGATACAAAGGGTATTGATGGTCAAGCTATATTCTTTTCTACTCTTGCAGATGTTCTAGACATAAATATATCACCATTTAAGGATTTTGCTGGAGGTGTAGAGTTAAAAATAATTGGTGGTTCTGAAAATGATTTTAAAATATATAAAAATGGTAATGATAATATTTACATCAAACCAAATGAAATATTTAATGAATTTGAATTACCTCAAGGTAATTACAAAATACAAATTGACTTTTTAAGACAAGAACAACTAAATAAACCATTTGTAATTAAACAAGTTTCAACTTCAAGAAAAGAAGTTAGAATTAAAATAATAGATGAACTAATAACAGATAATTCAGCTATTATTAATAATTTAACATCAATATTTAACGACAATCAACTTGAATTTTTAGATGAAACAGATTTACAAGGTAATCCTTTACCAAATCCTGATTATAAATATCAATTCAAACATATACTGAATATTGGAACTGGTAATCATGTTCCAATAATGAATTATCAATTTGATAGAGTAACGGATGGTCGAGATAATCAATCTTTAATTTTAAAACTTTATGATGTATTACCGACAAGTGTTAGAAATTTATCAATGGTTACTATTGAGAGAGAAGTTTTAACAACTCAAACTCAAGACATATTTTATTTTTCTGATGTACCTGATGTATTTTTTGGTGATGGATTAGAACCAGACCCACAAGAAAATTGGATAAATCCTGATGGTAATGATGTTGGATTTGAAAACTATAATGAATTAAGTGGTTCTATTGATGATACCACACTGGATGGTTTAATATCACAAAGTTTGTATAATTATCCAAATCTAAATACTAACTTTAATGAGTTTGAAAATCATACACATTTTGGTTCTGTTAAAAAGAAATTAGAAAATTTTAAAACAAAAGTTGAAACTATACAAACACATTATTCTGAAATATCAAGTTCCCTTTCAGTTTCAAGTTCAATAAATGGAGATTCAAATTTTGTAATTCAAAAAAGAAAAGATTTATTTAATAAAATAAATGAAGAGTATAAAACTTTTACACCTTATGAGAGATTTTTGTACTATGATGGGCAAAGTGAAACAACTGCTTCAGCTCCAGGATTGGGTAAAAATTATGCAGCTTCGTTTCCTGTTACAGGAAAATCAGAAGGAAGAAAAGGAGATGTTAAAGCGCTTGGAAAACACAATGGTTTTAATACTGAGGTTTATAAACACTCTTCATTTAAATTTAGTGGTAATCACCGTCAGTTTATAGATGTATTTACAGATAAATATCAAGTTCATAATAAACCATTTTTTAATTATAGTGGTTCAATTTATTTATCATTTTTATTACAAGGTGATAGCGGAAGTGCTTTTACTTTCCAAAATGCTCAAAAAGATGTTTTTGGAACTGAATTTGGTGGGTTTCCTGCACCACTACCACAAGATTCAAAATTTAGAAGAACAATCACAAGTCCTGATATAACTGGTAGTAAACATCAACGATTTATTTTTGAAACTTCACATTCATATTTTGTTCCAAATACAGCTAATAATGATATGATGGAGGTTACCGATTTTACTCCAGGTTCTACCCAAGTTACTATGTTGGGTGGTAGTCTTAAAACAGGCTCTACTGCAATAAAAGATTCTACTCAGGCTTATCCAACCACTGTAATTACACAATCTGGTGTTCCATTCAAAGGTTCTGTAATGCCTGCTGGTGAATTGTTTAGAGTATTTTATAGAAATGAATTATCATCAAGTCTACAGGCTCGTTATAGTTTTGATGAAGGTAGTGGGACTACAGCATTTGATACTTCAGGTAATGGTAACAATGGTACTCTAAAAAATGATGCAACTTATACAAGTAACGCTGCTGGTTGGCTTGAGTCAGCTGGTAAATTTGCATTAGATTTAGATGGAACTGGAGATTATGTTGAATTACCTAACAATGCTTTTGGTGATTTGTCTACAACTGATTTCTCCATAAGTGCTTGGGTATTTTTAGATGATGGTATAGATGAATTTGATGCGATTGTTGCTAAAAGAAGTAATGCTGGTCCAGGTTTCCAATTAGATGTTAGAGATACGGAAGGTGAAGATGATGGAGCACATCCATTTGGATTAGGAGTAGCTTTAGAAGGTTCTGTTAATCAAACTTTACAAACAACTACAGCAATAGCAAAACAAATTTGGACACATGTAGCTTTAGTAGTTGATAGAGATAGTAGTATGAAATTGTACATTAATGGTAAGGAAGAAGCTAGCGTAGCTATTGATTTAACAGACCAAGGCAGTGAAATTAATGTTAGTAATAAAATTGGTATTGGGGCAAAAATAAAGGATGATGATTCAGTTAGTAATAGTTTTGATGGTGATATAGATGAAGTAAGATTTTATACAAGAAAATTAACTGGAGCTGAAGTTAATCAATTATATTTAAATCCAGATGGAATAACAGAATCAAAAATCACAGATGTTAAAGTAACATTTAATAATCCAACGAATGTTTTACCATTTGATAATGTGTATAAAACAACTTCAACTGAATGGAATAATTGGTATAATGATTTATTAACAAAAGCTGAAACATTTGATACTGATAATATACATTCTTTTGAAAACAATCTACCTCTTTATATTCAAGAAAGTTCTGATTACAATGATATGAAAGACTTCTTGAATTTACAAGGAGAACAATATGATTTAATTAGAAACCATATTGATTCAATGGGGACAATTCATAAAAGAGGATATAAAAAAACCAATTCACCACCAGATAACACATTACCAATGTTATTATCTAATATGGGTTGGCAAGCTATAAATCCATTTGAAGGTGAATTAACAGAAACATTAGGAAGTTATTTGAGTGGTATTACTTCAATTGATGATATTAAAAACAACACTTGGAGAAAAACTCTAAACAATTTATTATACATTTATAAATCAAAAGGAACTAAAAATTCTGTAAGAGCTTTATTAAACACTTATGGTTATCCACCTGATGTATTGGAGTTCCAAGAATTTGGAGGTTCAACGGAGGAATTAAATCCGCGGATTTTTGTCAACACACAACCTTCTGGTTCAGGTATTGATTTGTCTTTAGATAGACAAAGTGGAAGTTTTTCCTTTACAACTAAAAAAGAAAAATTATACAGATATTCATTTGGTGGAAGTGGAAGTTTAAATCAAGATAGAATTTTAAATCTTGATTGGTGGATGGATAGTGCTAATATAAACACAATACAATTTATATATAAACACACCAACACAACAAACCCTCAAACAATTTTAGAGTCGAGTGGTAGTAATACTCAAAGTTTATGGGATTTAAGATTAGTCCCAAGTTCAGATGGAGTTAGTTCATCATTTGAATTTAGATTAAATAATTCTCTCACAGGTTCAGGTTTAATATCATTAAACGCTGTGTCAATGTCAACCAACTATTCCAAAATATCAGATGGACAATTATGGAATGTTATGTTACAAAGAATGACTAGTAGTACATCAACAAATATTACAAATGAATATAGATTACACAGTTCATTACAAGATGGTAAAACTATAAAAACTTATAATTATGTAACAATGTCAGTTAGTGGTGGAATAAGTATAGATAGTAATAATTTAGCTAATCAAAATTGGTTTTCAACTGGTTCAAGACACCCACTATCATCATCTAATTTATTTGTTGGAGAAACACATAGTGGTTCATTGTCTCAGATAAGAGGTTGGGCTACAGCTTTAAGTACATCTAAATTCAGACAACATACAATGAATAAATTTTCTACTGTTGGTAATACAATAAATTCTCATAAAGATGAATTAATTTATAATTTTAAATTAAATGAAAATTACTCAAGTGCATCAGTTTCATCCTCTGGACAAAATTTAAAAATTGTAGATTCAGCACCAACAACCACTTATTCAGATTATAGTTTTACAAAACCTGGAACTACATTTAATACATCAAGTGTATATGGATTTGATTTAATTGAAGTTGTAAAATTATCCTTACAAGATAATATTTCTAAAGCTAATGATAATAATATTTTAATAAATCCAAGAAGAAATACAGTTGGTAATTTAAGTCCAATTCAATCAGCAGTTAAACCATTGTCAGCTGAAAATAGTAAACCATTGTTTAAAACATCAACAAAATTAGAACTATATCGTTCACCACAAACATTTGTTGATAATTTTATTTTAGACAATTTAAGTGGGTTTAATTTAGAAACATTATATGGAAATCCGACTAATTATTATTCACAATCATATAGTGAATTTGACACCTTTAGAGAAAATTTCTTTGATGCACATCCAATAACTATTGATACAAATCAATTTATTAGAGCTCATGAAAATATGTTTAATCATTCAATTGTTGAGGGTATAAAACAAGTAGTTCCAGCTCGTTCAACATTTAGTGACAGAAATTCCAACTTTGGTGTAGAGATAAAACCAACAATTTTAGAAAAACAAAAATATGAAAATGAAGAACACAGTATTGAAGCTAATCCGAATAGAGTTACAGGTAGTATAAATTCAAGTCCAAGTACATCAGACTCAAATTATGAAACAATAAAAGAAGGAACAGCAAATGTTAATATTACAAATACAACAACTTATGAATTACCATATAGTGCTTCTTCAATATCAACTTTACCATCATATGGTGGTTCAACAGTTGTATTACCAAATTCAGGTACAATTGATTACGCTTCAATAGCTAATGAGTCATTTGATAATATACATAATAGTTGGGGGACTGGTGTAGATGATACATATTTTATAAATTATTATGATACGGGTTCGGATGGTAAACATAATACCTATCATATAGATACAAGATTTCACTTTTATTCTATAGGTGACTCTGAGTATTATTCAGCTTCAAAGGGTAATGCTTCTACTTTTGATGAACACACGAGATTTTATAATAGATTACTTATCGATGATGATTTTCATTCAGAGGTAACTTATGAATCACTTATAAACGGAACTGTGGGTGGTCAATCTGGAAGAATGATGGGTAAAACAAGATATTTTCTTACAAGTTCTAATGGTGATATTACTTTACCAAGAAATCATGTAACTAATTTTAGTAATCCATTTAAAGAACAAATGATTAATGGAGCACAAAATATAAATCCAGGTATTTTAAATGTACAATATGAAGATTATTCAAGTGCTTCATTTTATAGAGTTAAAGTAACTGGTGGTGAAAATGAGTTAAGAGTTGGTAGTGGTAATCCAACAATAGATAGTAGTAATAAAATAATTTATGGTTAATTTAAATTCGAGTATTTTTTCATTTTATTTATATTTATATATGAATTAAAGTATTTCGAAATTAGGAGATAAAAATGGGATATTTAGATAATTCATCAATTACGGTTGATGCAGTCTTAACAAAAAAAGGTAGAGAAATTTTAAAAAATGGCGGTGATTTAAATATCACTTCTTTTACACTTTCAGATACAGGTGTTGATTATACACTTTGGAATCCAGACCACACAAGTGGTTCAGCTTTTTATGGTAAAGCGATAGAGGATTTACCGATGTTAGAAGCTAGTGTTCATGCAGAGTATAATTTGAGAAATAGATTAATAAGTCTGAATCAAAATACAGTTGCAGTTCCTGCAATAACATTGGGTAATTTGGATTCATCTGGTGGAACACTAAAAACATTTAATGAAGGTGATGAGAATAATGGAAGAATATCTGTAGATTTAGTTGGTTACACATCAAGTGGTGGAGCAACAATAGGTGGATTTCAATACTATTTTGTAATTCAAGACCCATCAATTATTTCAACAACTGCTGCACTTATGAGTAATTTAAGTGGAACAAGCAGACAATTTTTACAAGAACAGGACATCCCATTTGCTCAACAATATGGGTTTAATGGTGGTAATTTTATGATAAATCCAATTCAACAAGATACGGCTGGAAAACAAACAAATGTTTATGTTGTGCATGTTGAAACTGGTGCTTACAATTCATTTACTGTAACGAATAACATTACTAAAAATATAAGAGCGATATTATCAACAAATCGTTCATCATAGGATAGGAGACTTTTAAATGGCTATAGCAGGTGGAAACATAACATTAGATTCAACGGAGGGAATGGATAAAATTTCTCAAACGGAAAAAGTAACCTCACCTTATTTTTCAAATGGGTCAGCTACATTAGCAGCTGCTAATATAGTTTCATCATCTTTAACGGATACCAACGAAACTTATTTCTTTGGAATATCAAACAATGGAACACCAACTGTTGAAGAGTTTAATGTTGCATTTGGTAGCACAAGAGGATATGGTGCAAAGGTTGAAGCTACTACAAAATCTGAAACAGAGGCTATCTATAAACAATATGCTGGAATACTTTTAGCTCCTACAGAAGTAACTGGTGGATTTTTTATTTCATCTCCTGCTAGTACTTCTGCTATTACAAGTGGAAAAGATACTGAAATATTTGTTCTTTCTGCTAGACGCTCTAATATGAAAGATAGATTAAATAAAGGAACTTGGACAATAGCATTAAGTGGTTCTAACTCATTCACAAATAAGTCTACAGGTTCTACATTACTTCACTTGAAAGATGATAGTGTAAATGATTCCCCAACTGCAACACCTGTTGGTGATAGATATAATATTGTTAGTTGTTCATCTGCTGGTGTTATTGTAGCTGAAGCCACTACAAGAAACTTTGGTTTCTTCTATCCTGATATGGGGATAATGGTATTTAGTCAAGCTGAGTTATCTGCTTCAATTCCTGGTGAATCAGGTTCTGCTACTCTAAATGGTGTAACTGTTTTTGATGCTTCTACACAAAAAGGTTTTGGAGTTTCAACTGATACAAATTCTAATGAAAAAACTGCTTTAAGATTTATAAATTGTTTACAACCAAATGGTGCTAAACTAACATTCAGAGATGAAGAGGACCAAGTAAGTGCTCAATATTTTTGTAGAGTTCGTAGTGGACAAATGAATTTTTCAAATAATCCAACATTTGTTTCAGGCTCATTAAATGAATTAAGACAAAAAACAATGAGAGGTAATCCAACTTCATTTATATCGCAAGTTCAATTGTATAATAGTGCTGGTGATATGGTAGCTGTTGGAAATCTATCAACACCATTGAAGAAAAACTTTTCATCAGAGGCTACAATAAAAGTTAAATTAACTTATTAATGATGGGTTGTTATGTATGTATTCGGAGAGATTGATAAATCATCAACACTAATCGAGGGTAATATTGTAAATTATACTCAGAACCTTACAACTTTTTCAGTTGGTATCACAACTCATAAAATAGTTTCTGGTTCAGTAAATCACCCATCTCAAAGTCATTGGGATTCACTGAATGTTATGTTTTACACAAGTGGTTCTGGTGTATATGGAAATGAACTAAAATTTACAGCACCATCAAGTAATTTAGCACTTTACCCAACAAGAGGCACGCAATATCGAAATAAGTATCATGGTTACTCTAATATTTCTTTAATATCTATACCATCTCAATATTATGGTGAAAAAATTAAAGAGGGTAGTTTTAAATTTACTGATACTAAAACCGCAAATACAGGTAGTGGTGGAATTAATCCAATCATTATAGATGATGGTAAGGGTAATTTATATTCAACAAATGCTCACCATTCACAAAGTGCTGGGGCTCTATCATCATCAGATAATTATGTTGGTAATATATTTTATGACAAAGGTTTAGTAGTACTAACAGAAACTGGTTCTTGGTCTGGTAGTGTAAATTACTCAGATTTAGCATCAACATATAAATTAAAATTTGACTCAGTTAATACAATAAATACTTATGAATATAATGTTACTTTACTACCACAAGATTATAATTTAACAATGAATTATTCTATCAGAAATGTATTAAGTACAGACACAAAACCATTAACTTTAGCTACACCATATATAGCTTCAGAATTTACAAGTAGTAATTGGCAACCATACATTACAACAATTAATTTATATCAAGATGGAGATTACGATACACCTGTGATTCAAGCCACTTTACCAAAACCAATAAAAAAGAGTGATAAAATAAATACAAGATTTAAAATAAAATTAGACATATAAGGAAAAAAATGGTTTCATTAGGATTAGATGCATCTACGACTTGCGTTGGATATGCATTCACACAAGATAAGAAGATTCTCGATAT